ATAATCTTGCAGAAAGTAATAACAATATAATGATCGGTCATGAGGCAGGTCATACATGTGCAGTTGGAAGTCATGGTAACATAGTAATTGGCTCAGGTAGTAAAGGTCAAGCATTAATGACGGATCAACTTCGAATTGGAAGTGGAAATTCATTAACCACAATCTCTGGTTCACTTTTAACCGGTGATGTTCACATTTACAATACTGCATCCGCAGCAGTCTTTAGTGGAAGTACCTACTATGGAGATGGTTCAAAACTAACAGGAATATCAAGCGGAGGCCCATTCACCCAAATAGGTACAACTTCAACTTATCAAGCTCAAGATTCTAAAGTTTTACAAGTAACAGGTTCACTTATTGTTACAGGTTCATTTATACCTCTTGGAAGTGCAACAGATGATACTAATGTTTTAATAGGAAAAGATCCTGCTACTAATATAACTAGTGATTCTGGATTTAATGTAGTAATTGGAAATGAAGCTGGTGGAGGTGGAGGAACATTTGATAATGCAGATGGTAATGTTTTAATAGGATATCAAGCTGGAAATGGTGTTGATGGAGGAGATTATAATATTTGTATAGGACAACAAGCAGGATATCTTATGGATGGTAATAGTTCTATAATAGCTATGGGTTACCAGGCTATAAGAAATATTGGTCAAAATTATGCTATAGGAATAGGATACGCAGCAGGAAGATTCCAAACCAATGGACCCCATGTTTTATTAGGTGCAAATGCAGGGATGGGAGTAAGCGGTCAATCTGCTGGTAGATATAATACATGCATTGGTCAAAATTCTGGATATGTTCTAGAGGATGGTTATTGGAATGTTGTAATGGGAGGAAAAGATTCAGGATATAAGTTAAAAGATGGTTACCATAATCTTATAATAGGAGGAGAAGAAACAGCGTATAATTTAACTGATGGTAGTGGAAATATTATCTTAGGTGCAAAGGCAGGTAATAGTATTGTAACAGGTGATGATAATATAATAATAGGACATTCTGCTTCATTGGCAGGAGATGTATCAAATCAACTTTTTATAGGATCTGCTTCATTAGCAACAATCTCTGCTTCATTAGCAACAGGAGAAACAATAGTAAGATCACAAAGACCATTTCAAACTATAAGTACTAATCCATTTACCGCAAGTGCTGATAATGTAGGAAATTATTTTAGAATGGGGGGTAATGTAACTTGCTCTATAAAAGTAAATGCTACTGCATCTTGCCCAGTAGGAGCTGAATTTGATTTCTTCCAAACTTCATCTGCTCTTAATGTATTATTTGAAGCTGATCCTGGAGTTACTATTAATTCTAAAAATGATAACCTCAATCTATCAGGTCAATTTTCTTCAGCAACTATTAAAAAAGTAGGAACCGACGAATGGGATTTAATGGGTGATTTAACCTAATAAATTATGGCAGGAATAAAGGCAGGAGTTAATGGTGAAATAAATAATAATATCCAAACCTATGGATTGGCTGGTTATTGGGATGCTGCTTATGATAAATCCTTTACTCCTGGAACTACTAATGCCCATAATTTAGCAAGTGGATCTTTAACTCCAACAGGAAGTTTAAAAAACAACACAGCATTTATAACACAACCAATTTCTGCAAGTTGTTGGGATTTTGATGGAGTCGATGATTATATAACATTTAATGGAGATTTGACTACTATGGGGGTTGCAGGAGGAACAAGTACTGGAGAAAAGAGTCCACTTACTATATGTTGTTGGGTAAAAATAGAAGCTTATCCGGGTTCAGGAGATCATTACTTTATTGGAGCAAAAATTGGATCAAACGGCCCAGCTATTTCAATTAAATCCAATAAAAGAATTTATTGCTGGTTTAATTCTACTGGCATGTATACTGAAAAAATAGATAATACAGGTGAGGCTCTTGATTTAGGAAACTGGATTCATGTCGCGTATACGGATAATGGTACAAATAAAAATATTTATTTAAATGGAGTATTAGATACTACTCAGTCACCCGCTTCATCTCAAAACAATTTAAATCTTGTAAAAGATATAGGTATTGGAGCTGAAGGAGATGGTGATAATCCATTTGATGGTCAAATAGCAAATGCACTATTTTATAATCGGGGATTATCTGCTGCCGACGTTCTTCAAAATTATAATGCTCAAAAAGGAAGATTTGGTCTTTAAAAATCTTTTTATTATATTACTAGAACTATATATTTTAACGAAAAAAATTAATATTTATAACCATGGAAAAAACAGTTTTAACTAAAGAAGAAATCACACAACTTTCTTCGTTGCAAGAACAACAAAACGATTTTGTTATTCAATTAGGTCAAACCGAATATCAAATCAACTTATTAGAAAGACAGAAAATATCTATAAAACAACAGATAGAAAAATTTGAAGAAAGTCAAGTGCATTTAGCTAAGCAATTAGAAGATAAATATGGTCAAGGATCAGTAAATTTAGAAAGCGGCGAATTTCTAAAGGCTTAATTGTACTTTCAACAGATTTTATAATATTTATAAACAAAATAATTTTGTAATAAAATGGCAGAAGTACTATTATCCCCGGGCGTATTAGCAAGAGAAAACGATCAATCATTTCTTACCCAATTACCAACACAAGCTGGTGCAGCTATATTAGGACCTACAGTAATAGGTCCTGTTGGAATTCCAACAGTAGTTACATCCTATAGTGACTACCAAAATAGATTTGGTACTGTAATAGAAAGTGGAAGTAATTCTTATACTTACTTTACTTCAATAGCAGCATACAACTATTTTCAACAAGGTGGAGATTCATTATTAGTAACTAGAATTGTAAGCGGTTCTTACACTGCTGCAACTAGTGGTATAAGAAATTCAGATGGTAGTGAGGCTTTAACATTAGAAACCCTTTCTAAAGGTGTTGAAATGAACACTACATGTTCAATAGGCGCTAATGGAACTTTATCTAGTGGATCTGTTAATAATATAAGATGGGAAGTAGCTTCCTCTAATACAGGTTCAGGTACATTTAGTTTATTAGTTAGAAGAGGAAATGATAGTAATACCTCTAAAACAGTATTAGAAACATGGACTGATTTATCAATGGATCCTAATTCTGATAATTATGTTGAAAAAGTAATAGGTAATTCATTTCAAGAAGTTACATCAGATGATGGTACCTTTTATGTTAAAGAAACAGGAACTTATAGAACTATAAGTCGATATATAAGAGTTAAAGAAGTAAAAACCCCAACTTTAAATTTCTTTGATAATAATGGAACAGCAAAAACAGGTCTCCAACCCCTTATCCCAGAAGTAAGCTCAGGATCCTTTGGGAGTGCAGTGGGAACTGCATTTCATGTTAATGGTGGTAATAATCCAGGTAATTTTTATTCTGATATTTCTGCCCAAACCCAAGGGGTAGCTGATACTGATTATACTGATTCTTTAAAATTATTAGGAAATAAGGATGAATACCAATATAATTTAATAGTAGCACCAGGTTTAGTAAGAGATGAACATCCTTCTCCTTTAACTACAATGGTAGATAATGCTCAAAGCAGAGGAGATAATTTAGCTGTAATTGATTTAGAAGTTTATGGTGCAACTTTAGCTCAAGTAATAGTAGAAGCATCAGGAGTTGATTCTTCATATGCTGCAACTTATTGGCCTTGGGTTCAAACAATTGATCCTGATTTAGGAAGCCAAGTTTGGGTACCAGCTTCAACAATGATACCTGGAGTATATGCTTTTAATGATAATTCTTCTGAAGCATGGTTCGCACCTGCAGGTTTAAATAGGGGTGGATTATCAACAGTATTAAGAGCAGAAAGAAAATTAACTAATAATAATAGAGACGATTTATATAATGATAATGTTAACCCAATTGCTACATTCCCAAATGCAGGAGTAGTAGTATTTGGACAAAAAACAATGCAGAAGAAAGCAAGTGCTCTTGATAGAGTAAATGTTAGAAGATTGTTGATTGAATTAAAATCATACATTTCTCAAGTAGCAGATGTTTTAGTATTTGACCAAAATACAGCAGCTACAAGAAATAATTTCTTGAGTCAAGTAAACCCATATTTGGAATCAGTTCAACAAAGACAAGGATTGTATGCTTTTAAAGTAGTAATGGATGAAAGTAACAATACACCAGATGTAATTGATAGAAACCAATTAGTAGGTCAAATTTATTTACAACCTACTAAAACAGCAGAATTTATTTACCTAGATTTCAACATATTACCAACTGGAGCTACTTTCCCGGCATAAAAATTGAATAATCAGATATTTATAATTGAAAATAAATAAGAAAAAATGGCAGTATTAGATCCCAATGAAATATTTTTCACCGCGTTTGAACCCAAACAAGCTAATAGGTTTATCCTTTATATGGATGGTATACCTAGTTTTATGATTAAGGGAACAGCAGCTATAACTTTATCTCAAGGTACAGTACCTTTAAATCATATTAATGTTCAAAGATATGTAAAAGGTAAAACTACATGGGGACCTATAGCTTTAACATTATTTGATCCTATAACACCATCAGGAGCCCAAGCAGTAATGGAATGGGTAAGATTACATCACGAATCAGTAACAGGTAGAGATGGTTATAGTGATTTTTATAAAAAAGATTTAACAGTAAATATATTAGGTCCAGTTGGAGATGTAGTTTCAGAATGGATAATTAAAGGTGCTTTAATTACAGAAGCTTCATTTGGTGATTATAGCTGGGATACAGTAGATACAGCAATTGAAATTTCAATGACAGTACAACCAGATTATTGTGTATTAAACTTCTAAAAAACTCCCTCACTTGTTTTT